ATACAAGGCAGATGTCGATACTATTGTGGAGAACAAGTTAAACTATGATTGGGATAGTCTACGTAAGAGCATTAGAGAACACGACCTCAGGCACAGCACTTTGTCCGCACAAATGCCTTCGGAGAGCAGTTCCGTTGTGTCGAACGCTACCAACGGAATCGAACCACCTAGGGGATACTTGTCCATTAAGAAGTCAAAGAAAGGGCCTCTTAAGCAGATTGTTCCACAGTATCAGTCGTTAAAACAGCATTATAGTTTGTTATGGGATATGCCTAGTAATGAAGGATATATCAATATCGTAGCAGTAATGCAAAAGTTCTTTGATCAAGCCATTAGTGGTAACTGGTCATACAATCCTACAAACTTTGAGAACAACGAAGTTCCAATGAGTGTAATGATGGGCGACTTGTTAAACACGTATAAGTTTGGTTGGAAGACAAGCTATTATCAGAACACTTATGATTATAAGACTGATCCAAGTGATCTAGAGGATGAAAAAGAAGTACCGCTACAGCGAGGTGAGTTTAGCGGAACAGATGAAGAATATGATGAATTTTGCGATAGTTGCGCAATTTAAACATTGACAAGAGGGCGTTTATAGTGTACTATAAACACACATACATAGAGGAAGTATAATGGCGAAGACCGTATTTAATAAAGACAAGGTTGATTTCACAAAGCAGAATATGTTCTTTGGTGAAGATCAAAACACACAGCGTTACGATACGTTTCGCTTTCCAGTGTTCGACAAACTTAATCAAACAATGCTTGGTTACTTTTGGCGTCCTGAAGAAGTAAGTTTACAAAAAGACAGAGCGGATTTTGCTAACTTCCGACCAGAACAAAAGCATATTTTTACAAGTAATTTAAAATATCAAACACTACTTGACAGTGTCCAAGGACGTGGTCCGTGTCTAGCATTTTTGCCACACGTTTCACTTCCTGAACTAGAAGGCTGTATTGTTACTTGGGACTTCTTTGAAACAATTCACTCACGTAGCTACACACATATTATGAAGAACGTGTACGCTGACCCGTCAGAAGTATTTGATACTATTTTAGATGATGAAAAGATCATTGCTCGTGCAACTAGTGTTACTAAACACTACGATGCATTTACAGAAGCAGTTGACGCTTACAATCACAGAGGCGAAGGTAGCCTGCGTGATGTTAAGAAGAAATTGTACCTTGCAATGATGACTGTTAATATTTTAGAAGGACTACGTTTCTACGTAAGTTTTGCTTGTACGTTTGGCTTCGGCGAACTAAAACTAATGGAAGGCTCTGCAAAGATTATTTCGTTAATTGCTCGTGATGAAGCACAGCATCTAGCACTAAGCACACACATATTGAAGTTGTGGGCACAGGGCAAAGACGATCCAGAAATGGCTAAAGTTGCTAAAGAGTGCAAAGAAGATGTATACGCACTATGGCGTGAATGTGTTCTAGAAGAAAAAGATTGGGCAGAGTATTTGTTTAAAGACGGGTCAATGATTGGTCTAAACACAACACTGTTGAATCAATATGTAGAATACATTGCTAACCGCAGACTAAAAGCACTTGGCTTTGATGCTATTTTTGATCAACCAGTAAACACTAACCCGCTACCGTGGACACAACATTGGTTATCTAGCTCAGGCTTGCAAGTTGCACCGCAAGAGACAGAAGTTGAAAGTTATATTGTTGGCGGCATCAAACAAGATGTCAGCAGTGACAGCCTTAAAGGATTTAGTTTATAATGATTGAACAAGAACGAAGTGACCATACGGTTATTACCCCAAGCACTTCGTTCGTTTACAAATCTAAGTTAACAACTTCAGATTTATCGTTTGTCAAAGAACTAGCAGAACATAGCCGCAACAATGATGCGTTTGGTAAAAACCTAGCTGGTAATATTTTAGAACAACGCAGTGGCGCAGGAATGAATATTGAAAAGCAACAAAAGCTCTTTTCAATCTTTTCTCAACACGTTGACCACTTTGTTAAATATGAAAGACAGCAAGAACAAGTTAATGGGTTTAATGTAGAAGCTCTTTGGTTTAATTATATGAAAGCAAACGAGTTTAATCCATTACACAGTCATAACGGTTATATTAGTGGAATTGTAATGGTAGATGTACCATTAGAAATTGCAGAAGAATTAAATGAAGATATTGAAACAAATGCTCGTTGTCCTGGACATTTAGAATTTGTATGTGATAAAGATATTCATAGGGTTTCTCCAATAGAAGGAGAAATTTATTTGTTCAAATCAGATTTTAAACATCAAGTCTATCCATTTAAGTCAATGGTAGAAAGAATAACAATGAGTTGGAATATTACAGAGGTATATTAAATGATTGAAATTTACGGCAAGCCACAGTGTCCGTTCTGCGATAGAGCAAAGGCACTTTGTGAGCAAAGAGAATTAGAATACACATATAAACAACTTGGTATAGACTTTACCCGTGAGGAAGTACTAGAGTTGTTCCCCGGAGCACGTACCTTTCCACAGATAAAAGTACACGGTACAAGCATTGGCGGATATGATAAACTAGGTACCTACCTAGAAGAAACTAACTATAACGGAACAGGATACACATTATAATGCTATTAGAAGTACCATACAAAAAAGGCGATACTATTTCTTTAAAATTAAGCTCAGGAGAAGAAATTCTTGGACGCTTAGATTCGGAAACAGATCAAAACATTACATTACATAAACCAATGGTCCTTATTGCACAAGAGAAAGGATTAGGACTTGCTCCTTTTATGTTCTCAGTGTCACCAACAGGTAAATTTGTAATGAAAGCAGCATCAGTTCTTTGTATTGCAAAGACAGAAGATGACATTAGTAAGCAATACACAACACAGACCACAGGGATTGCCTTATAATTTATGTGGGAATACTGGTGTAAGGCCATAGGCGAAAAAGCCTACAACGAAGACAACAAAGCAGACAAGGTAGCAATAGTACGCACTGGATGGGTACTATTACACATTGTTACCTGTCTAGCTATTATTACAAATGCAGTAGCAAATCACGGTTGGGGACTAATAGGACTATGAATGTAGGTGAAGGCGATAAAGCAGTTATTGTGTTCAGTATCAACCCTGGTAACGTAGGACGCATAGTTGATGTATCAGAATACATTGGCAAGTTTAAAGAAGGTGAAACATTTGAGGCTTACGGAATGACTTGCACTTGCTTAGTTACCGATCACTTTTGGTGGATCAAAGCAGAAGACATAAACATACAACTAGGGCCTAGTCCACAAGCATACATTGCTGATAGTTGGTTACGAAAGATTATCCCTCCCAAAGAAGAAATTGCCGACAAGGCAGAAAAAGAACTTGACATCTTTGCTTAACGGCTGTACACTTATTATACAGTAACAAGTAGAGAGCAAATAATCAATGTACAAAGTAACGGCTTGGTTCAAAGACCGTAAAGTATCACAAGAGTTTCACGACGTGAACGATGCAATAGAATATCGTGATGACGTTGATGCTCACTATCCTACAAAGGTAATATTTAGAAAGGTAATATCAATGAGAGAATGGGTATATAATTGTTGGAATGTAGTAATGGATCACGAGATGAATCCATTAAGTGCAATTCCAGACTTCAGCACACGACATATGATTATGCAAGTACTTGCTTGGATGTGGTGTATTGTGTTTGCTATTATTGTTGGCAGTATGTGGGCAGGTGTTGTAAGTATGCTCCTACACGTATTACTATTGGCCGCAATTGCAGTAACAGTAGCAACATTTGAAACAGCAAAGCGCAATCCAAAAATGTTTGTACGTGATAATGTAATTAACTCCCGCGGTGTTGGTGGTGAACACGAATGAGCAATCCAAACGAACCGTATCACAACAAAGGCGTAGGACTAGCGTTCTTTATTATCGCATTAACAATGATTGGTGTACCAGTTGTAATTGGAACATCAATGGGTTGGTTCAACTTATTTGGTATCTTAGGATTATAAAAGGTTGACAAACACATAATACGAGTGTATAAATAGTATTGTAACGTTGAAGCAATTCAAACGACGAGCTGGACCCGGGGGCGGTACCCGGCAGCTCCACCATAAGCACATTTGCTGAATGTTTTTATGATGGGGCTGAACTAGGATCGACAGGCGGATTAGTAGAAGAGTGGAGTTGCCCGGATGTAAGCTCGGTTAACGCGAACGAACTTTATAATTGCAAACGCAAATATAGCATTAGCAGCCTAGGCTGTTACGAGGTAGTTAGGCCTTGTTACCAAACATAGCAGGAAAGAGTGTTGCAGCAATGTAACACTTTTTTTTTAATTTTACGCAAAACCACCGTATTTAAGCCTACTCTCGCACTAAAAGAGTGCAAATCATATAATTAATACTGTGAGCGATACAAAAGACCCACCCCAGCTCACTTTTAAAATTTTATAATAATATAAGGAAGTAAAAATGCGTATTCTCGCGATAGCAATGGTTGCCGCAATGGCAGCTACATCAGCATTGGCTGAAGAAACAGTAGCAGTAGAAGCTACTCCAATGATCACAGGTGCAGTAAACTTAGACTTTGCTGAAACAGCCGCAGGTAAAACAGGCGGAACAATGGGTATCGAACTAGACATCGATGCAGGCTCATTAGCAACTGTAGACCTAGACCTAAAAGCAACAGACGGTTCGTCTTTGACTTTAGACACTTGGGCTGTAGGAACATCAGTCGCAGGTGTTGGCTTAACTTTTGGTGATGACAACGGACTGTTACCATCAACAACAGCAAACACAGCGGCAGACGGCACACTAGCTGACCCAGCAATGACTGAATCAGTAGTAGCATCAGTAGGTGCATTAAGTGTAGCAGTAGGCTTAGTTGACTGGACAGCAGACATCACAGATGTAAGCAACTTACAAGGTGCATACACAGTAGATGCAGGTGTTGCTAACCTAACAGCATCATTGGACTACAACCGTACAACTGAAAACACAGTGTTCGGCGGAGAAATTGATGGATTAGCAGTAGGTGATTTTGCACTAGGTGGTTTGGCAACATACGACACAGATGCAGAAGCAGTAGCATATGAAGGCACAGTTGGCTTCAGTGGTATTACAGCATACTTGAACGGTTCAGATACTAACAAACTACAGCACATCGGTGGTGAGTATGTATTAAACGTTAATGGCGCAGAACTAAGTGCAGGTGTTGACTATGACACAGATGCAGAAGACTTTACGCCACAAGCAGGCTTATCGTTTAGTTTCTAAGTTAAACATATAAAAACAAAAAAGGGTTGCGTCATTAGATTGCAACCCTTTTTTTATGACTAAATAATGTTAGTATATAACAGGGCAATGGGCAAACAATGGCAGACATAAATCAAACAGTGGAGATGCCTACTAGCGAGGATGATTTTCCAGAAGCAGATATTATTATCGAAGATGGAGCGTTTGACGGGTTCGAAGGTAAGACAATAAACATTACTGAAAACGTAGAAAGTCAGGGCGATGTACAAG